CCCCTTATGTAATGCTTATCCTTGAAGTGATTGCAATTTCATCGTCATTGACTGGTGTTTGCACTGGCCTATATAAGTTCGTCAAAAACATACGATCTAATCGTTATGCCGCGGACTACGCTCGTGTGCACATTTTGAACCAGCATGAACGCGGAAAATTTTCCGAGGTTGTTGTCCCCAAGCGGTATGCCGTTTCGGGACACACACATGGTGAGTCGGCAGCGGCTCGAAGCACTGGCACTGCTATGGCAGAAGCTTATGCCTATTCTATTGGCAAGGTCCCATTTTATGTGTCAATGTCAGCTGCTGACCAGCGTGCGGGGAAGGCAGGTGATCGTATTATGCACTGGTCAAAGGACTTTAATGCGGAGGCTCGAATTGCTAAGCCAACGCCCGAGTCCATGCTCGTCATGATTGATGTTGACGAGCATTTGGATGATCTACCCAAAATTCTACATGATCATTATTTGCCCACTGTGTTATACACTTTCCAACCCTCTGAAGCTTCTGGTACGTTTAACGACTATAGATTTACGTTCAATAAGGAAGGTAAAGTCGTATATGACGTTGCCGGAGGCGGAAAGTATGAGCATTTGGTGTGGGACTATTCTCCTGATTGTCTCACGATGCGAAGAAAGTTTTTAGGTATTACTTATGCCAAGTCATATTTCACTGTTGAGAAACGCATGATTGACGTGAATCATCAGTTGATATTATTAACTCCTTTGGCCAAATTTGGCCTTATAGGATGCTTCTTTTCGTATCGTGTAAAAGGGACCGACTTAGCTCGGTTGGCTCCTGTTCAGGGTGACTTTATACGTCTCGCAATTGCCAAGTCGCGTGGTAGTGACTCTAATTATGAACATATGTACAGTACGGCACGTGTCAACACTTACAATGCCGCTACTGTGACTATGCAGCAAGATGATGCTTTGGCCCTTGCTGCTGTCAACAGCGAAAGCAAGCTGAGCCCGTTCCAAGTTAAATCAATGATACCTGGAATTGAGAACTCGGCAGCTGTTACTTTGGTTGATTTCCACCGGTTGAAGAAATCTAAACCAGCTCCACGCGTTGTGATTCCAACAGATGCAGTCAATAATTATACCTATAATCCAGTTTTCGCGATGGATGAGAGGAATTCTGTTGCACCATTCATGGCCCCCATTCTGCCAGAATGTTATGCCCCAACACAGTCTGTCGAAAGCGACGAGGCAATGGTGAAGGGTAGAATCACCGGGATAGCAACCGAGCCCAAACACCTCACGGAGAAAGAGATGAAATATGCTTATGAGTTTGCTGACCTTCTCAAGAAGGAGATCGGATCGCTTGAACCCGTGGGGCATGAAGAGATTGTTAACAATCTCAATCGGCCTTCTCAACGTCGCATTACCGACGAGGCGTCTTTTGCGGACAAGATAAGTAAGACAATTAAGAGTTTTATGAAGAAAGAGTCTTATCAAAAACCAACTGACCCCAGGCCGATCGCAACAATTAATGGTAAAGATAAGTATGAGTATAGTTCTTTTACCTATGCGGTCTCTGAAGCTTTGAAACGTACATCCTGGTATGCTTTCGGGCGTAAACCTAATAAGATCGCTGAGCGCGTGGCGACAATTTGTTCTGAAGCCATGCATGTTATTTTAACTGATCTATCACGATTTGATGGGCGTGTAAATCTTAGCCTCCGACAACTGGAGGAAATCGTGATGAAGGCCTTGTTCCCAGAGAAATACTGGAAACAGATGTTAGATCTAATGCGGAAGCAGTATGGTGGTAAAGGTATCACCAAACTGGGTGTTAAATATAAGAATGGCTACAATAGACAGTCGGGTTCTCCTGAGACTGCGATTTTTAACACCATTTGCAACGCATTTATGGCCTATGTGACTTTGCGTGAGGCCGGTTGTGAACCCGCCGAGGCTTACGTGAAGTTGGGTCTCTATGGTGGTGATGATGGACTCACCCCAAATGTTGATTCCCCTTTGTATGTTGAGGTTGCCAAGAAATTTGGACATGTTTTGGAAGCCGATCAGATAAAGCGTGGAGACAAAGGAGTGTCATTCCTTGCACGTATGTACTCTAAGGAAGTTTGGTATGGTGATACAAACTCCTGTGCAGACATAGCAAGAGCGTTGTCCAAATTTCATGTTACATCAGTTAATAACATGGAACCGGTGGACAAATTGTTCGAAAAAGCTTATGCTTTGTACCTTACTGACGCTGAGACGCCAATTATTGGTGATTTTGTTAGTAGAGTTTGTGAGGTCTCTGGCAAATCTGGTGATGATTATAAGAACAAATTACGCATTTGGAATTCAGATTTGCCCGAGGAAGAACAATACCCCAATGCCAACCATGATAATTGGATGAATGAGATTGTGGTTGATCAACATTTAGACGGATTCAGGCTACATGATTTTCGGATATGGTTACAAGACTGCAAAACCATGTCTGATTTCTTGGTTTGTCCTGCTTTCATTGAAACTCCTGAGCTGAAAAGGGCGAAGGTTGACATTAAGGTGAATGATGACCTTGTTGTGTCGGAGGGCTCATTCGAAGCCGCTCTAAAAGCGTATCTTGCAAAGAAGGGCAAGGGGGACGCCCCTTACATTAAACCCTCTTTAAATGCAGACGTCCCCAGCACAAGACACAACAATAGCTCAAACCCTCTCCCAAATCCAATGGCTGACACAGATTATCAGCCACGTGATTCCCGATCAAAAGATCGAAGACGTGGTGCCGATTCCTCCGGCTCACGTGGATCTAGTGGAAAACACTCTAATGGAAACTCTGAACGCCCTGAGCCCAGAAGAGTTGGATGGACTAGACCAAGTTCCCGCACTCCAAAGTACCGAATTCGTGATGGACCCCTTGACGGACTCAGTGGTAAGAATGTTGGAACAGGAACTGGATCGGGATCCGGACCTAAGACTGGTCCATGTAAATCCGGAAACGTCCACGTTCCTATTCGCCCTGACCATAAGAAGGACTTAACCTGCCAAGGTGTTGAACCGAATCCAGGTCCAGTCCAATCGCCACCTGTCGATAATGCTAAGTTGCCTTACTTAGATCAGTTTCTTTTATCCCAACGTGAACCTGATTCGATGCTACAGTCAATTGGGTCTTTGGGTCAGGGGGCGTTGGAAATTGCAAACGAGTTGCTTACACCTATTACTGATTTAGTTTATGCAGCAACTGATCCTATAGTGGATCGTTTGTCTTCACAACCAAATCCCCGACACCGCGTGGCTACACCTTCGCCGCGGCTGGTAGGGGTTGAGTTGAATCCAGGTCCAGTTACATTGCCAGTTAGAGGTTCTGTTGTTAAGAACTCAGCTGGCAAGGGAAGACAAATTGCAGCCCGGCTGAAACAGATTGCCGCGGCTCAACGTAACCGTGACTTGGCTATGCGTTCGACGATTCGTAAATCGAAGAAGCAAGGCAACTCAGTTGTCACACAACCAGTAGCGGCGGCTTATGCCTCCGGACTTACCAACGGCAAACCAATAATCATCCATGCTGATGATGATTCAGTACGCATTAAACACCGTGAGTTGATCACTGTGGTGAATGGTACTGCTGCGTTTACTTCTAATACATTTGTTATGCAGCCTGGTTTGCCTAGTGTTTTCCAGTGGTTATCCACACAGTGTGTCGGATGGGAAAAATACCGTTGGAACTCTCTACGCGCAACTTATTACACGCGTACTGGTACGTCAACTCCTGGATCAATGCTGCTTGTACCTGATTATGATGCTGCTGATGCGGCACCTACGTCGGAACAACAAGCATCCACCTACCACGGGATGTCTGATGATGCCCCGTGGAAGACCATTGTCATGAATTTTGACATGAGACGTTCAAAAGAGCTGTTTATCCGGTCCGGTGTGTTAGCACCTAACTTGGATATAAAGACTTATGACTTTGCTAATTTGTTCGTCTGCACGGCTGATGGGACAACTGTCAACTGGGGAAAAGTATACATTGAATATGATGTTACGTTGATCAATTCCCAGTTTGTCGCACCTGGTAATCTCGGTGGTTCGGTCTCATCTGGTGGAACTATGACAACAGCTGGTCCGCTTGGTACTGCACCCACAATTACGGGTGGCTCGTTTATTGCAGGAGCAACTTCCACAACAATTACGATTCAAAATTTGACTATAGGTCAGAAATATTTGTGGAACAATATCCTCAATGGTACTGGGCTGACGGCAGTGAACTCAGCCCAAACAGGGTTCACTGCCGTTGCTGTCATCAACGATTTGGTCAACGCCGCTGGAACACAAATCGCTGATGTTTCTATTTTGACAGCAACCGCCACTTCTGGCACATTGATAGTGTCAGCCACCGGGACAACTGTTACTGGTGGAACACAGGAATTTGCCGTGATCGCAGGTTAGATCACGAAGCCCAACCATCTATGGGATGTTAGATGGGCTCCCTCCTCCTCGGGAGTTTAAAATAATAAGTATGCTGCGAGACCACGTAGCATCACACCAATTGGTGTGGAGTGTTAAAATTGGCACAGACGTTGGTCCTCTGTGCCCGCAATTGTTTAGGCCAAACACCTCAC